GGGCGTACGAGTGGGCCGCATCACGCGGGAAGGTGATGGTGAAGCTCGCCTGATCGGCGACGCTGTACGAGACAGCGCCCTGGAGCGCCATGGCGCACAGGTACTCCTCGGAGTTGGTGATGTCGTCAGCGAGCATGGCGAGTTCGCTCGCCATGTACTCACGCATCGCCTTCTGGATGCCACCGGCACCCGGGAAGATCACCGAGCCCGGACGACGCTTCTCCAGAAGCTCGCTCGGGGTCATGGGGCGCTTCACACGGATGTGCGGGGGCGTGATGACGCGGAAGGACTCGTTGCGGCCCTCGGTCATGATGGCGGCACCGTTGCGCTCCACGAAGGGAGCGATCTGGCGACCACGGTTCAGGAAGGACAGCTCGATGTTGCGCGTATCGACGGTGATGTCGCGCGAGAAAAGCATGTTCTTGAGGAAGGCGTTGGGGGCCTTCATCTCGTTGACGGCGGGAGTCAGGGTGCTCCAGCTCAGAATGTCAGCAGAGTTCGGCATAGCGAAGTTCTCCTATTGAGGTTGGTGAGCGGAAGCTCGGATTAGGCCACGCCGCTGTCGCCTTGGACAACGAGACCGGCGGAACGGGTGAGGGCGGTCTTGAGGGCCGCGACCATCGTGGCGAGCGTCTGGCTGGCGGGCAGCGCAACGTCGTCGATGTGGACGAGGCCGATCTTGAAGACCTGGATGTGGGTCTCGCTCGCGAGCAGACCTTGGTGCGGCTCGGAGGGAGCCCAGAGCAGACCGTCCACCTTCGTGGTGTCGGCGTCGGCCCAGGGGAGCCACTCGCCACCAGAGAAGGTGAGCGCGGTGAGGTGCGCGAGTTCCGCGTCAGCCGCGAGGGTGCCGAGGGTGCCGACAGCGATGCCGTTCTCAGCGGGGTAGGCTCGGAGGTTCGGGGTCTGAGAGACCGCGCTGCCGAACAGTTCTTTGGGCGAAAGTGCCATGGTTGTTTCTCCTTAGTTGGAAGAGGTTGGTGAAGTTCGGCGGCGATTAGCCGATGACGCGCATCCCACCGGAGGCGGGAGCGTTGCCGAGATGCTCGTTCATGAGCGCGGCGATGGCGAGACCTTCGGCCTCGGCGGACTTGGCGAGTTCGTCCACCTCGTCGGTGGCGGACACGCGGCGGCTCGGGACGTTGGTGCCCTTGCGCGCCTTGAACAGCTTGACTTGCAGTTCGCGGACTTCCTTGTTGTCCTCGGCCTTGGCTTCGATGCCAGCCGCGTTCAGGTCGGCGACGCTCGGGCCGTCTTCCTGCATGGACTTCCGCATCTCGGCGATGTCGTCGGCGCTCATGTCACCGCTGGCGATGGCCTTCCGCAGCTCGAAGCCTCGGAGGGACGCCTCGTAGTCGGCGAGTGCCTGGGGGTCGTTCACGTCGCCCGTGAAGGTAGGCTTGGCTTCGGCCTTCGGCTCGTCGTCGTTGGTGACTTCGGCCTTGGGCTCGACGTTCTGGCCTGCGAGGACGCCTTCGACGACGGACTTGGCAAGGCTCGCCATGTTCGCGTTCTGGGCATCCAAGATGGCCTGGAGTTCTTCTTTGGTCATTTGACTCTCCTGAATGCCACCCATCCGGGCGGCGACTCGTTGTGATGCTGCCACAAGATCCACTTGTTCGACGGCAGCAGGGCCGAACAGCGATACTCCGTCCCAGTCCCCGTCACGGTAAGCCGCGCGGAGATCCGGGTCGTTGATTTGAATGCGGGCCGCAGCGCCGCCGGTAACGTCTTGGACCACGCCGTCGTAGTCCTTCCAGTCCGCGAAGCGCGGGTCGTTGGCCTGGATCTCGAACACCTCGGTGATCTGCACGGCATCGCGCGGGAGCACCACACCATCGTGCTCGATGTCGAGCTGGCCGCCGTTGGCGATGAGCGAGGACATGATCGAGTCGATCGCTTCCTTGGTGTCGGAGAAGTCGCCGTCGATGTCGGCCAGTCCCTTCGGCCACACCACGGAGAGCAGCTCGCCCTTCTCGATGTCGCCCTTGGTCAAGGTCGCGTACTCAGCGGTGCCGTCCGACTTGTAGAGGGTCTGGAGGCCGTTCTTGCCCCGCTTGCAGAGTGCGAGGCGTTTCACCTCGGCGCGTTTGATGCGTCGTGCCATAGTGGTGTCCTCTTAGACGGCGAGCGGGCCGCGCCCCCTGGGGAGGGTCGCAGCCTGCTTCGAGCCGCTCGGGGCGGGGTTTTTGGAAGGTTGGTCGAACAAATCCGAGATTTCACTTGCGGGAGCGCCGATCATGTGCTACCGTTGTGTCGTCTGCCAAGCTGGCAGGCGTGGCTGCCGTTCTGGCAGGTACAGACACCTTAGCACAGGATAGCTCCTGTGTCAAGTAGAAACCGCGATTTTCTTCAAGCAGGGCTAGGTCTATCCCCAGACGTGGGGAATACCACTCTGCGCCACCCTGACGAGGGACCTATGACCGACAACAACAAGCCCGCCGAGATGAAGCTGATCTCCTCCCGGGCAGACACTCCCGACCTGCATGGGGACGGCTCGATGCTGTTCACCGTGCTCAAGAAGGCCGCCAAGCTGGCGTCCGAAGAGGCCGCATCCGGCGACACCAACGCCGGGGTCTCCGTGGGCAAGAAGGCCCACCTCATCGAGAAGCTCTCAGCGCGGGACCTGCGCGACTTCAACGCCACCCACGCCATCTGCATCGACGCCAAGGTGTCGAGCACCGTGGGCCTCGGCCACCGCGAGCAGGACATCCACGACACGCTGGACCCGCTCACGAGGTTCTCCTGGCAGGACACGCTCAACGCGCTGGCCGAAGACTACTTCGAGACCGGCGAGGCGTTCCTCGAAGTGGTGTGGGACGGACCCGAGCGCTCCGAGATCACCGGCCTGCACCACGTCGAGTCGGCGCAGATCCACGTCGAGGTCGAGGAGGAGGACTCCTCGAACCTCTACCACTACATCGTCGAGGGCGAGACCGGCGGGGCCGACACGCTCGTCATGGCGAAGTGGGGCGACCTCAAGGATCTGATGGAGCGCTTCGGGCAGATGCCCGAGGGCGACGATGCTGATGACGAGGACCCGACCGACATGGACGGGCTCAACTCCCCGGCGAACGACGCGATCCTCTCCAGCGACCGCAGCACGTCGAGCGCGCTCGGCGGCAGCATCGCGAACAGTGAGATCATCCACTTGCGCCAGCCCACCAACCGCTCGCGGTTCTACGGCTACCCGGACTACATGGCTGCGGTGCCGAGCATCGAGCTGGTCCAGTGCATGACTCAACACGAGTTCGACTTCTACTTCAACCGTGGTGTCCCCGAGTTCCTGATGTTCCTCATCGGCAAGAACATCGGCGGGTGCTGGACGAAGATCGAGACGATGCTCAAGGCCAACCAGGGCATCGGCAACTCGCACAAGGCGCAGGGCGTCCACATCCCCGGCAACCCCGAGGAGACGCAAGTGCAGATCGAGAAGCTCGCGATGGAGGACGCTGGCAACAGCGGCTTCTCCGAGAAGTCCGGCACGCTCGACATGCGGATCGCCACGGCACACGGGATGCCCCCGCAGCTCGCGAACATCGCGCTGCCCGGGAAGATGGGTGCTGCGAACGAAGGGCCTAACGCCATGCTGACCTTCCAGATGAGGAAGCTCGGTCAGGCGCAAAAGAACTTCTCGCGCGTGCTGTCCTGCACCCTCGGTGGTAAGGATGTGAAGTTCGCGCAGCCCGAGGGCGCGTCGAAGTCACTCGCCAAGGACTTGTGGGTCGCCAAGAACGCGAAGCCCATGGACGACAACGGCGTGCCGCAGTTCATCCAGGTGGGCAACGGGTTCAACACCATCCTCGACGGGATGACGCTTGGTGCTCAGAACACCATGGCGGGCATGGCCGAGCCTCTCGCGGGCTCGGGCCGCAACCCGGACGACGGACTGCTCGAAGGAGCGCGCGACCGCAAGCCGGGTGATCCCAAGGCGACGCGCGCCCCGGGCAAGAGCACCATGTCGAAGGAGCAGCAGGCCGCCGCAGGTCGCAAGGCTCCGCAGGCCGGGAACGCTGAGATCGGGCGTCGTCAAGGGAAGTAGTCGTGTTCGACTCGAAAGCCATCATCCGCCGAATCCTCCGGGATCTCGGCGAACGGGAACTGCGTCTCGTCAAGAAGTCGATCGGCTCGAAGACTCTGCGCGCCGCGATCCGCCTCGTCATCAACGAGAGCGAGGAGCGCGCGGACCTCTTCATCCCCCACTACTGGGCGATCTACTACCACGACGGGCGCGGTGCGTTCGGGCCGGTCACGGCTCGGAAGCTGGTCTTCTTCGACGACCCGAACGACGATCCTCGCATCAAGGGCGGGCGTCCTGTCCGCGAGTCGGATGTACGCCGCCTCACGCGGGATCAGTACAGGGAGGGGTTGCGGCGCAACCAGGAGCGCGCGGCGCGTGGAGGGCGTCCCTTCATGTACGTCGTGGACTCGGTGGGACCGTCGCGACCCCGACCTTTCTTCAATCAGCTTGAGCGCGGCGCGGCCAAGCGCGCCGATGATGTGGTGAGCCGCTCCTTCGAGCGCGAGCTGATCGACTGGATCGAGAGCGACCCGGACACGAAATCAGAGACCCGTATCACCGACATCGGGTTCGGCCTCTGAGCAGCCGCCTCGCGACGGGCAGCCTCCGCACCCACCACCGGCCTCCTTCTGCGCGTGCGCCGCGTAGACGGCGGCCTGCTGCGCCTGGAAGGCTTGGAACTGCGTGACGATGTTCGCCTCTCCCTCGGTCAGCGGGATCGCCACGCGCACCACACCGTCCGGCGACTCGGAGACCACGCGGACGTAGCCGAGCCTAAGCATCAGAAGTGACCACTTGTGAGCGATCTGGGACCTAAAGCGTCTGAAATGACTCATTACTGATTGCCTCCCGGCTTGATCTGGAGCCCGGCGCGCTTGGGGAACCGCAGCTCGATGTACCCCTGGACGGGGTTGAGCACGGCGTACTTGCCGAGCCCTCCATGGATGCGCTTCTCCAGCACCACGCCGGATGGGTGTTCGATCAGTCGGATGACGAGATCGTCACCCTCGATCGCGACTGTCTGCTGGACCTTCATCAGATGGTGAGCATGGCCGCGCGTGCGTCCTGCTCCTCCTCCGTGATCTCCCACATGAAGCCGCCGAAGTACGCCATGGTCTCGCCGATCTTGACCTGCTCGTGCTGGACGTGCCGGGCCTTCGGGAACAGGCGGACGACGTTGAACGTCATCAGGTGCCCGTAGCTCTCGGTCGGGCCGGGCAGGTAGCCCGCGCCCACGGCGGGCGGGTAGGCCATCGTGCCGGTCTGCGACCACTCGCAGATGCCCGTGGCGAGGTTGCCGCCCGTGACGATCTCCGGGTTGTGCATGTGCCCGTTCGTCCCGTTGGTGCCGAAGCGCGCGAGGTGCTTGCCCGCCGAGCCCTTGCCCGTCAGGAACCCGTGGACCGTGGTGTAGAACGGACGCCCGTATGCGTCGGGCAGCGTCTCCCAGTTCTGCGCGATGTCGTTCTTCCGCATCATCGCACTCGGGTTGAGGAACGTGGAGCGGGCGACGAGGCCGACCTCGTGCTCGTCGAGGCCCAGCAGCTCGGCGTACTTGAGCGAGTCCATCGAGAGGAACATCGGCCCCGAGTCCGCGAGAGCAGTCACCATGCGGATGTCATGGTTGCCCATGATGAGCTTGATGTCACTGTCCGGCAGCAGCTCGCGCGTCCGACCGAAGAGTTCGTCCTTGGCGAAGTTGCACTCCTCTTGGAGCGACATGGCGAACGCGCCCGGGAGCTGACGGTGGCGGGAGAGCGTGGGGAAGTCCACCACGTCGCCGTTGTAGCGCACGCCGTCCGGCTGGACCATCTCCATCACGTCGAACCACACGCGCAGCGCGAAGGGGTCGCAGAACTTCGAGTGGAAGTCCGAGCCGACCATGAGCGTCACCTCGTCGCTGGTCATGTCCAGGTTCGAGTAGGCGTCGTCCCACGGCTTG